GTAATGCTGACCGCAATTGCGCTGGGCATTCTCTGGGCGGTAACCTTTGAGGAACAGTCGATGGAGCTCGCGCCCATTGACGCGATCTTCCTTGAGATCCTAAAGGCCGTGGCGTATATGTCCATCGGTACCCTGGGCGGGATTGCCGGCCGCAAGGTGGCCAAGCAGGTAGCCGAGGAAATTGCAGACAAAGACAAGGGGGAAACATGATGGACACCCTCGTTGGGCTGCTGAAATCCTCGGCCCCAATGTTGGCCACTGCGGTGGCCGGCCCGCTCGGTGGGGCTGCTGTCTCCGCAATTGCCAAGAAGCTGGGCGTTGAAGACACTGTGGCCGCGGTAACCGGCGCCCTACAGGCGAACCCTGCCAGCATCGAAAAACTCAAAGAGCTCGACCTTGAGTTTGCCAAGGTCGACGCAGCTGACCGCGACTCGGCTCGCAATCGTGAAATCGAGATGGCGAAGTCGGACACGCACTTTATTACCAAGAACATCACCTCGCTGCTAGCCATTGGCACGCTGTCAGGCGCGATGGCGATGACTGCGCTGGTGTTCTTTGTCGACTTTCCTGATAGCCAGGAAAACGTAATCATTTTTGCGCTTGGCTTTCTGACTAGCGCCGCGACCCAGGTACTGTCGTACTACTTTGGCAGCTCTTCTGGATCGAAGGAGAAGGATGCAAAACTAGCGGAGCTTAAACGATGAACCTGACAACAAACTTTTCATTGACCGAAATGGTCAAAAGCGAGACGGCTTTACGTCACGGGATGGACAACACACCAGGGGAGGTAGAAATTGAAAATCTTCGGATCTTATGCGAAAAGGTTTTACAACCTGTTCGAGACCATTACGGCAAGGGCGTCAAAGTTAATTCAGGGTTCCGACACCCAGATGTCAACGCAGCAGTCGGAGGAAGCAAAACCTCAGACCACTGCAAAGGCCAAGCTGCCGACATCGAAATTCCGGGCGTCCCAAACGCAGAGCTCGCAAAGTGGATCGCAGAAAACCTCGACTACACGCAAGTGATCCTCGAGTTTTACACCCAGGGAATCCCAGACTCTGGCTGGGTGCATGTGAGCTACGACCCAGCCAATCTGAAAAAGCAAACGCTGACAGCGGTCAAGCAGGCAGGCAAGACTGTCTACCTGCCTGGTCTTATGGCGTAAGCGTCGCCCCTAACGCCGCGATGCGCTTGCTGTACGCGGCGGTATGGTTGACCCTGGCCACCGTGTCCATGCGCTGCATGACGGTGTGGTTGACGTCTTTGAACGCCTTCAACGCTGTCATGCGCTCACGAGCTGGCCGCTTACCTGCGCGGGCGGTCTTATCCGCGACGTCTTCGTAAGCCTGGCCCCACTCTTCCCGGCTCTGGTAAACGGCAATGGGCTCTTCTTTGCCAGGCGCCATCAGCGGGTAGCCGACCTCAAGCTCCGCGCCTGCGTCTGACTTTCCCTCGGGCTCCTGGGCGACCTCCTCGAGCACGGGCTCCTCGAGCTCCACAGCGGGCTGCTGCGGATCGGGCAGGGCAACGGTAGGTGCCGGCGGTGCGAGGGCATCCAGCGGGTTTTTTGTGGCCTTGGGCGGGGTGATGTCGCGCTCCTCTGGGTAATCCTGCGCCTCCTCGGCAGTGATCAAACCCTTGAGCACGTCTGGAAACGCGTCGCGCAGCGCGAACCCTCGAGCTCGCATCTGTAGCATCCGCTTTGGGTACGCCTGCCACGGCCCCTGCTTGCCCCACAGGCCGGCCCGCTTGGCGTCCTCGATCGAGAACCTGGCGATCACCGGATTTCTGCCCTTGCGCTTGGCCACGCAGACCGCGGTGAAGTTTGCGCCTTCACCCTCGATGTGCTCGTCGATGGTCTCGCACACGGGGCTCGCCTGCACCAGCGCCATCGCAGCGTCGCCATACACCGATGGCTTGCCGTTGATCACGCTGATGTTCTGCAGCGCCTGCAGCGGCGCCAGGCCGATCTCGTAGCCCCACTGGATGGCCACCATGATGTCCTCGGGTTTGTTCTGGTATGCCTTGGGCACCATCTGTGACTTGGCGAGCATCTCCGAGAACTGGATCGCCTCGGTGATGGTGGTGGGCGCGAAGCCCTTACTGTTGGTTGTTGTGAGCTGCATGGTTTTTCTCCTCGATATATTGATTCATGGTTTCTAAAACACAGGTGACGATCGCGTCGACCACGTCCATCGCACGGTCGCGGTTCATAAAGGTGCCAGGCGTGCGGTTGGCCGCGTCAAAGCAAAGCGCCTGCAGTTTCAGTGACGCGTGAATGCGTGCGTTGAGCAACTTCTTATCGTTAGGACTCATACTCGCTTCTCCTTGATCGTCAGCGTCGACTGCTGCAGCGTGTATGCCTCCTTGGCGGGCGTTGTCTTGGCCGGCTGCGCTTTGTAGTTTTTCACCGGGCGGGCGATCGTGTAGCCGCCGGCGATCGCCAGCTCGTGGGTGCCGATCATCTTCTTCAACGCCTTCTCGTCCTCCTCGATGTCGTCCTCCAGCTGCTTGATCTCCTGCCGAGTCTGAAAAATTTTTCTGGCCAACATCTCAGCTGTCTCATCGAGAACGATCGGGTCTGGCTGCGCGGGGAAAGCGCCGCGGTGTGCTGGCCACCGCTCGCCCTCTGCGGGCGGGTAGTAGTCCACCTCGCCGGTCGCCTTCCAGTGATCCAGGCGCCGCTGAAAATCCACCGCAGCTGCTGCGATCGCGTCGACCGTGGCCTGGTGTGGCTCGAAGAGAAAGATCCGCAGCTGCACGCCACGGTACAGCGTGCAGACCGCGCCCCACTTGGCCTGGATGATGTCCATCTGGGCCTGCAGCTGGATGGGCCCGCGCCAAAGTGGTGGCACGTCCTCGGCATCCATCGCGGTGAGCTTGGCCTCGAGCACGCCAACGCCATCGAGCTTGATGCTGTCGGCGCCGACGACGTAGATGCCTTTCTCTGGGTCGGAGGTGACCACCTGGCCGACACCGTCGCCTGTGCCATCGAGCGAGCAGCACAGCGGCAGGCTCGCGTGATAGCGGGCCTCGGGGTGATGTGTGACCAGGTCTGCCAGGCGCAGGCGCTCGGCTGCCTGCGCGAGGATGATGGGCTCCATGTAATTGCCCCAGCTCATGGCCTCGTTGCTGATGTCTTCCCGAAAGATGGACTTCAGCGCGTTGATCGAGAGCTCGAGCTCGTCGTTGGGCGTCTGGTACCGCGAGATGCCCATAACCGCCGGAAGGCGGGAAGCCGACAGCATCGTGTCGGGTGTGACTTTACTGACCATTGTTTTCTCCTTTTTTGATGGCGTAAATTCGGATAAGCCGGGCGTGCGCCTGCGGGTGGGTGGCCTGGGTGATGCCCACCACCTCCCACTGCTTGCCCTTGAAGACGGCGCCGAAGACGGCGGGGCTGACACCGGGTGGAGCTGAGACCAGCTCGCGGATGTCGTTGATCGAGACCGTGCCCTTGTGCCGGCAGATCTCTACCGCTAGTGCCCGGCAGCGCTCAAGGAACTCTCGGTCTCTGAGCTCGAAGAGATCTAGCTGGCTGTCGCGCAGGGCGCGGCCAAGAGAGGCGTCGTGCATGTTGCCCCCCTACGAGCCCAGCAGCGCCGGCAGGAACAGGAAGACGAAGAGGATAAAGGCCAGCAGGCCGACAAAACCCAGGTAATCGAGCCACTCGCCGGGTTGGCGGTCGGGTTGTGGAAAAGACCTCGCCTGCAGATCGCGCCAGCTACGCGAGTGCTGAATCAGCGGGTCGACCGAATAAAACCTGTTTATATTTTTGTGTTTCACGTTTACTCCTTTTCAAAATTAAGTTCACTCTGGTTTTATGCAGTGCGTCTAAGCAAGTTCGAGACCTGGCTGGGAGCCCAGTCGGTGTTGCCCCTCGGGGTCTCGATCCCGCGAAACTGCAGCGCAGCTGCGATCTCACGCAGCGTGGAAGCGCCGGTCTTGCGGATGATGTCGCGCACGATCGGGCCAACCCGGTCGGCGTAGGCGTCTGCTTTGGCGATGATGGCCTCGGTGCCCTTGGCGCTGCCGATCTCGGGGGTCGGGCTGCCGAGCTTGACGCCGCGGCGCTTGAGCGCCCCCAGTGCCTCGGTAGTGCGCTCGGAAATCCGCTTGGCTTCGTATTCGGAAAACACCGACATCATCTGCAGGAAGGTACGGTCGGCCTCGGGCATGTCGGCGCAGACAAAGCGCACCTGGCCGTTGAGCAGCGTGGAGATGAACTGCACGTCGCGTGCCAGGCGGTCGAGCTTGGCAACAACCAGGGTGGCCTTCTGCTTGCGTGCGAGCTCGAGGGCTGCCTTGAGCATTGGCCGGTCTTTCAGGCGCTTGCGGGTGCCAGACTCGATCTCGGTGAACTCGCCGATCAGCGACCAGCTGCCGCCGTTCAGGTAGCGGCGCACGAGCTCCTGCTGGGCCTCGAGGCCGAGGCCCGAGGCGCCCTGCTTGTCGGTGCTGACGCGGTAGTAGGCGACGAACTTGCCAGTGTGTGGTGCCATTCTCAACTCCTGTATCTCGGTGGTTGATGGGGGCCGCAGCCCCCGGTGATCAGTAGTTATAAAACGATTGGAAAACTGCGAAACCTTTTTCGGTCAGGGTGACGCAGGCGTCTCTTCCGCTGTGACCGTTATGCTCGGCCAGGCCGGCATTGACCAGGCTGGTGAAGGTGCCTTTGTCTTCCTGGTTTTCGATGATCGCGTCTGCCCAGACCCAATCGATGTCTTCCAGGCTATTTGGGTGATCGCCATTCACGGGTGTGAATTCGCTGAATGCAATGGCGTTAATCATGTGGGCTTGCTTGATGGTTACTTGCATTTTCAACTCCTCTTTCTGGGTGGTTGGTGTATTGCACTGTGCAACACGACTCGGAGTGTGCGCTTCTTTTTTGCCGGCGTCAAATCCCCAATTGG